CTTCTGGATCCTTAACTAAGTTTCCAACTGCTGTTATATTTTGTGGCATTACTTTCTCCTTCTTCTCTGTGATCTATCTTCTGGTGTTTCTAAATCTAGTACTGGGTCAATTGCTACGGCCGCTCCTAGACTTTCAAGTGCTTTCTTTACATTGATCATGTATTGAGCACACTTAAACCTTTCTGCTTCAGTGTAATGTCTCCACTGACTTTCATAAAATCTTATTGTAAGAAATTTGTCATAGTCTACAATATGTGCTTTAAATCCTTTTGGAACTTTAATTGATCTAAATGCTTTTTGCATTTCTGCGTTATACATTTTTATCCATCGTTGCTCCAGACCAAACTTTAAACCAGGTTTCATTTGTTTTATGTTTATTAAACTCTCTAGATATTTTTCCAGATTCTAAATAAACACCGCCCCAAACTCCCCATTCTTGATTGCTCACGCCGTAAGCCAAACACTTTCTTTGTGCTGGACATTGTGAACAAAGTGTGTCAACGCTTTCTTGAACAAGCGAATCATCTTCGTATTTTTCAAAGAATAGATTTGTATCCATTCCAAGACATGATCTGTTATCATCAAACTTGTACATGTGCTAAATACCTATCTGGTATGTTCCACACATGATAATCCACCATATCAAACCTATATTCGGTTTTCCATTCACCATCATCAAATACACCATTTTTTGTATAGTAGCCATCTTCCTCTACTAATGAAACTATAGTCATTCCATCCCATCTAAGATGTGAACTGTTTTTAACAATTAACTCCATCTCTTCCAAACTATTAATCATCATACTTTTCCCCATCTTCTTCGTCTTCTTCTTCTCTTGCTTTACCAAAATTTAAAAATAGTGCAACAAATGATACAATAATGTTAAATACTCCAAGTAGCAAGAAGCCTATTTGTTTTGTATTATATCCATATAAAATGTATGTTATTTGACTACCTAGCCATAATAAAATTATAAATATAACTGCTCTGCTATTTGGATTTAAAAATACTAATAGTACTGAAAGTAATGAAATTGCTTGAATTCCAAAAATAGCCAGTGACCATATTGTTAAACTAACTTCTATAGATGCCAACTTCGCACCCTTCTACTAGTTGTGCTGCCTTACACATTCTTGATTCATTTTCTTTTAATAGTGCAAAAAAACTATAATAGTTTACGCTGTTAAGATTTTCTGCAACCCATTGATGAGATACTTTGTAAAAAGATATTTTAAATCCTTTTAACTTTAAAAAGTTTTCTGACGAGTTACAAAATGCAGCAGTAAAACTATTGATCTTATGTGGGCCCAATGACCATACTTGAATGTCAGAGTCAATATTGGGATTTGACAATGCAACACCCATAGACCTCATAAAGGTTTCATAGTCCTGAAAGTCTTTTGTTCCCTCTACTGCAATAATCATTTATATCTTTATCTTTCTTCTTGTTGCGTTATCGATCCTGTCATCAACAACGTCAGCATAATATATTACACCATCATACACCCAGTAGGCTCTATTGTCAACAATGTCTATATTTATTATTTCTGGATTTGATTTAAATTCTTTATATGCTTTATTAAACCACAGGTTCATTAGTATAAAAGATAATATAGAAAGAACTATATTTAAATACTGAGACACGTTATTTATTCAAACTGTCTATAATGCTCATAAGGGATTTCATTTCTTTTTCAGATAGGGAGAATACATCTACCTTTTCTGCATTTGATATATCAACATTTCCCTCTTCATCTAATTTAGATGAGAATACTGTATTATTGCGTATCCAATATGCCTTATTATTCATAATGGCTATATTTACTCTGGTTTCATTAATTACCCTGGCCATTTGACTTTCCTTTTTTGGCTGAGGTTTCTGTGGAGTTTTGAGAATTTGATCCACTGTCTGTAACTGACTGAGTTGCTCTAATTTGTGTATCGATAGATGCTTTAAATAATAAAAATTCATACTCAAGTTGAGAGCACTTGTTCCTATAATAAGTAAGCATATATTGTAAAACTTCTGCGTTGACTTTATTCTCATTCATCACAACTCCTTTTTATAATTTTACACTAATTATATTTAGTTGTCAAGATATTTACGTAACGAAAATGGAGAATCATACCAAACAGGATCGTTAGACTTTTGTGATCTAACTCTCATAATTGCATTTCTTTTTGATTTAGCCCAAGAGTATCCTGAGTCTCCACCCCATAAAAGCCAAGCAATTTTTCCATTAGATGGTCTTTCTGAATTGTCCCAATCCTTACCTTGTTTATCTACTTCATGACGAGAAAAAAATGAATACATTCTTAAAACTGTATCTGGACTTAATTCTTTTCTATTAGATAAGTCTCTAGCACGAGCAACACCAACTGCTGTACCACCTCTTCCAAATTTACGTCTTAGTTCTAATCCTCTTTTAGCATTGTTTGCCATTGACTCTGTGGGTTTTAAATCTAAACTTTCTATTGATGCTTTTGACATACCGTCATTTATCATATTTTCTTCGCCATCATTTGATACATTTACATAACCATCTGGGATTACTGCAAATCTGCAAGCACCTTCTTCTTCAATTGCCATTTCTAATATTGCACATGCTACAGAAGATTTATGTAATGCACAGTTTCCACACTTAACACCTATTGATGCATTTTCATTTGTTGCAGCACTTTCGTATCCAACCCAAATTCCTTTTGCCTTATCTAATGGCCCAACTTTATTTGACAATGCAATTAATGAATCCGCTAATGCTCTTTCTTCGTTTGACAATTCGTCATATAGTGGCTTGCCTTCCCACATATCTTCCTTAATCATTTTATATTCCAAGACTTGGTAAAAAAGTATCTGTTTGTCTATTTGTAAGTTGTTTTTTCATAACTTGATCTGGGCAACATTCTTGCAATTCTTCTGATTTTTTAACAGGAACACAGTTAGGAACCATTCTTCCATTTTTGCCTGGCTTCATGCCACGTTGAACATATCCTTCCCAACATGGTGATTTTTTATCCATATCATCTTCCATATGGTCTGGACAGTTTTTTGGATCTGTACACTCTTCCATTGAATGAGGTTTTTTATTTGGTGTATCTTCATTTGTAATGGCATCATTGTGATCCATCTTTTTAGAATCCGCTTCAGCAGCATATAAGGCTCTTTGTTGTTCAATTGCTTTTTTACGTGATGGGTGACATCCTTTTGAACCAGAAGGTCCTACTACAGCATATCCGCTGCAATCACCATAGTTTCTTTTAATATCGTAAGGCATATTTAAATTATACCACCTTTGTTTTTATTGAGCATATTTTCTATAAAAAACCTCTTATCGTCTGGCAAGGTGTCCTTTATTGCTACAGTTTCTGGCTTTAACATTACCATTGGAGTTCCGTCTTTATCAAAAGACATCTCTATCAACCCCTCATTCCACATTTCAAATGCTAACTCATTAACAAATTTAAAGTGTTCTTGCCATAATTCGGGCAATAATTCTTCACATTCTGGAGTTATATTATATGTAAATTGACCAGATATAGAATCATAGCCAGTTATTTCTAAAGCACCAAGTTCTATTAACTTTGCTATTAGGTCATTATATTCTTTTTCTGAATGATCCATTATATTAGTCTATACCTTGCACCAAAGTCATCAACTTTACCCCTGATTTTTTCTTTTGGAAAGCCAAAGTCATCGTCATCATCATTAATAGTATCTTTGTCAACTCCACCACGAGACCAACTGTGAATATCTATTTCTTTCATTCTATCTCTTTGTGCGTGAACGATTGCATTGTAGACTGATCCACACATCGCATCTGCTAAGTCTTTAGATTTTTTTCTAGGATGATCTACTCTATTGTTGCTCATAATTCTAAGTTCTAATAGTTCTTCAAGTAAGATATCAATATGTGGAGCAACTACCCTATCTTCATAAATTAACATAGACAAATCTTCATAATGTTTTTTAGCAACAGACAATGTTTCAGTTTTAATTCCTACCTGTTTTAATTCTTGTTGAATATCAAATGATTGCCAACGATCGAAAGTAACTAACCCTAAGTCAAAACCACTTCTTCTTAGGTCAATAATCCAATTCTTTACTTCACTTAAATCTACTGGCCCTTCACGCTTTGGCTCCCACCATGCAATAGCGTCAACAACAACAAATGGAACAATCTGTTCATAGTTATTGAATGATTGAACACTAACCCACTTATCAACATGTGCAATTGATACTGCACATTTGTCATGTTTCTGTGCAAGATCAGCGTGAACAAAATACTGAACATCTTCTTTAGGTTTAAAAGTTAAATCAAATCTTCTACTGGTGTCTAATGGGTTTCTATTTGAAAGTGCTCTTTCAACTTTTTCTCTTGATTTAAAAAATGCATCTGATGATACTGTAGGCATACAAGCAAAACGCATTAGTGCATCTGAAGCGTCTGTAAAGAAAGCAATTTTAAAATCTTCAATTTTTCTAGTTGGATTCATTTCCCAAGTTGGTCTGCGAAGTGCAAAAACTCCAGGGAATTTATAAGATAAGATAGAATCCTCTTCCCACTCTATTGTAAACTTATTAGATGGATCATCTTCAGACATTAATGGGTTAATTACAAATTCATGGTTTCTAACAATTGTTTCTTTTTCTGCAACAACATCTTCATACCTTTGAGAAATAAAGTCTCCTTTAAATCTAGGAAAAGATAGTAGGATAACTTTTCCATAGTCTGGGAAACGAGAGTCTACAGAGCCTCTAAAAGCCTTGTAAAGGTTATCTGCTGTCTTTCCTTGGTCATTACCTCCAGCACCTTCCATTGCAAAGCCAGATATCTCATCAAGTACTGCAAGCATTAAGTTTAATCCTTCTGCCGATTCTCTTTCAGAGTGTCCTGAGTAAACAGTAATTGCTTTATCAAATTCAATACTATCTATCTTAGGTTCTTTATATCTTCCAGCAAACCATGGTGAGCCTTCAATCTTTGATTTAAATCCCTTAAAAAATACGTTTTTTGCTTGTTGTGCGTTTACTGCAACGTTAATTAAATCTATAGCATCATTAGAAGGCTTTCCAAAATATCTAGATGGATCTTTTAAACATAATAATTTGTAAACTAAATAAGCACAACCAATTGTTGATGTGTGATCTTTACCACTACCTTTTCCACACATAAGAATAACTTCTTGTTTTGTATACTTTTTAAAATGTTCTTTTCCATCTTGCATTCCTAGCCAACGAACAACATCTTCTTCTTTGTAAATTTGACTCATGCACTCTACCAAAGTATATTGATACTCAGAAAGTTCTGGCATATTAAGATAATCTTTACTTCTTACAAAAGTTTTAACATCGACTGGCATCTCTTCAAATGGACTTTCATCTAATGCTTCTAGAAAGTCACTAAAATCAATTGTCAATTACTACCACCTCGGTTTGTACTTCAGAAAGTTTACGCATAATCTCTTCACGTATTTCTGGGTACTTTGTGGCAACTTCTTTTAATATGTTAATTAGAATACCCTGTTTACGTTCCATTTCAATAATCTGTTCTGCAATTTCTTTGTTATCTAGCAACCCTGCCTTTTGCAGCATCTCAAGTCTTTTGCTTTCAATATCTGCTATCAGTTTGATAGCGGTTGTCTTTGCTGTAAGGTTTGCACTAGAATCTGCAGCATCAATTACTTCATAAGTTTTTTTAATTAAAGATGAATAATGTTGATCAGCACCAGCAAGGGCTTCTTTTGCTCTCATGTGTATAGCCTGATTATTTGAAACCATAGAACGCCAGTCATTTAATAAAGTTAAGACCTTTTGACGTGGGATATCTAAGTCTTTTGAAATCTGAGACGCATCAGATCCTTTTAGGTATTCTGAAGCAACCTGGTTAACAAGGTCTAAATGCTTAACTAAATCATCATTCATTATCTAATGTCCTTAACAATACAAGATATCCTATTAGGTCTAGAATAGTATCTTCAGATGCATACTCTTTTCCTTTATGTATTCTATTAAGTTTATCATCAATACGAATATATAGTTGCTCTTTAGGGTCAGACTTACTAAATATATTAATAGGATGGCTATATGAACTACCATATGAAGTATTCTTATTAATAAGTAGTTCTGCTATATTAAGACATTCATCTAATATCTTTCTACCCGCAGGTGCTTGGGTTGAAATGTCACGAATAAACTTCATTCTATCTTCAAGTTCTTTTTCAAAGTTTGGAATCTTATACTCAGCCATTATTTCCTCTTTGATTTTTTGATTTGGAACTTGGCCATATAGACATAGATAGTTTCGAGGCTAACTCCGCATTCTTTAGCAACTTCATTAGGAGTTTTTTTATCAAGATTGATCCTTTTTCTTAGCCATGCTTCACTTGTATATAACTTCATTTTATCACTACCCCTTGCCCTTGTCAAGATTGTGTGGTTGATCAACTAACTTATGCCAGTTTTCTGAAGAGTACCAGCCAATTGCAATTGAGTCAGCAACGTCATCATCATCAATCTCTAAACTAAACTGTATATTAACTTTCTTTATAGTTCTTTCTTTTCTAAATTCTCTTTCTTTTGATTTATAAAATGAATAAGACTTTCCTTCTCCGTATAAATTTTTTATTGCTAACTTTTCTTCTTTTTTTAATCTACCATTTCCTATCCATGATTGCCAAGAAACAGGTGAGCATGAAACTATTGGTGTTCTATGGTGCATTTGACTTGCTCCAAGTATTGCTCCTTGAACAAGAGACAATGCTATTGCTGTATTTTGAGAGTTGGTATATATAGCAGACTCAATTATAATGGCATCAATATCATAATCTTTTAAGAATGCTGATATTTTTTTAGTAGCATCTCCAGTTCTTTCATAAACATGATTTCCATAAAAATGAACTTTTCCATACTTAATCAATTCTCTTTCTTTAAATACAGAAAATGCCATAGAATTTGTGGAAGCATCTATTGCTAAGATAGTTTTTGGATTTCCTATATATCTTAATTTATTTTTGCTCATAATCAAAAAAACCCCTTATCTCTTTTAAAAATCTTTCTAACCTTTTATTATTAACCAAGCAATTGTCGCAAAAAGTATTGTCATTATAAATGCTAAGATTGACACCACAACCGCCAGCACAAATCCGATCCTTGCCAATTCGCTCTTTAGACTTGGTGATTTTATATCTTTGTACAATCTTTTGTTTAGTTGCTTCAGCCCTGCATTTAGGAGAGCAATAAATTTGATTTTTACTTTCGGTGTTAAAAGAACCATCGCACCATTGACAATGTTTTATCATTCAAGTTCTTTCCTTCTTTCAATCTTGATAACACCTTTGTCTTTTGAGTCACATACCTTTTCTATTGGACAAGATTTGCATACCTTTGAATCTTTTCTATATCCTCTTTCTGGTAGTTGTTTCTCATCAAATGCTTTTTTAACTTTACGCATCCAATCAAAGAAATAATCTATAAACTCAACGTAGTGTTCATTTGCAACAACTGGTATAACTAATATTTCGTGAGTATTTTTATTTTCATAAACAATAGCACCTATTTGTTGTTTTAATATTTTCATATAAATTAATAACTGTTCTATATGATATAGGCTTGCTGTACCCTTTGCTTTGTGGTATTCAAACGCTTCATTTTTAGTTGTTTTAATTTCAAGAAGAACTAACTTTTCTTCTAGTTTAACCATAGCGTCTGCATATCCAAATATTGGTGGATCTTCATTAATTATCTGTGCTTCTTTCCACTCAAGAATTCCTTCTGCCTCTAGTGCATTTTGAATTCTTTCATGACTAGAACTTCCAGTATTCATATTTGCATAGTTAATACCTGTATTTTTTTCTTCCCATTCATTTCCTTCAAATGCTAAATACCAATATCTTGCACAGTGGCCGTTGCCAAAAACCAATGTTGACGGACTAAATGTTTTCTTTTTAGTAAATCCAGCCTTGGTAGATACTTTGATATGCCCTTCATGTATATGATCGGCAATCTTGTTTAAATCTAAAGTTTGTTCTTTTTTCTTAACCATTTTACTTACTAATCCTTTTGTCATTAAAAGTTCCTTACACTATATTTAAGTGCATCAACAAGTTTATCTGTTGCTTCTCTGATTGCATAATACATATTTTTCTTTGACCTATCGTCTTTTTTTACATGTGAGTACCATGCAGCCATCATTGCAAATTTTGCAGAGTAGGCCTGTAACTGGGTAATTAATAACGTTGCTTTTGCTGCTGGAACATCTGGATTCACTATTAACTTTGCAACAATTCCAAGAGTCTTTTCAAACTCTTCGTCTTGCATATACTCTGACATCTCATTAAAAGATGTTAGTTTATTTAATAATTCTACTGTAGGTTCCATTATTTTTTCTCTCTTAGTTGTTCAAAGACTTCCCACTCAATTATAGCAAGTCTTACCTTTTTGTGCCCAGATCCAAGAACCAGCATAAGTGCTGGATCTTTTTTTCTGTCTACCCTCATTGTGTCAGAAACAATCTTTGCCCATGAGTCTTGGCTTACTGAATATGATTTTGAGTATTCTTTTACATCAACAACAAAGTCATCTAAAGATCCATCAGCCTTTACTGGACCTCTTCCAGAATTTACGTGTGGCTTTGCACCAATTCGTTTTAATTCTCCACGCTCACTCATTAGTATCCCCTTTGTGGAAAAGTTACTTTAGACATATGTTTTTTAGTACACATCCAAGTAAGTTGTCCTGTTTCTGTATACATCCTTGCTTTTGGAACTTCTTCTTTACATGTATGACAAAAAAACTTGCCAGGATATAAAGTATATTTAGGAGTTGATTGTTGATTCAAGTTCTTCTAATTTCTTTGGATTTTCTTTTAGGTATTCAATTACTTTTGCTCTACCCTGTAGTCTTTCACCTAGAACTGTATACCAAGCCCCACCTTTTTCAATGGTGCCTAGAAGTTCTGCAGTGTCTACAAGATCTGCTACCTTATCTACTCCAATGGTATCTCCATCAAAATAAAAATCATATTCTCCAGCAAGGAATCCTGGACCAGTTTTATTAAAATCAATATGCCAATTAACTTTTCTTCCAACTTTTCCTTCTATTAACTTATCTCCAACAGCAATTTTTGATTTTAATGCATTATTGTCAGAATCGCTGGACCATAGTTTAACAACAGTGCTTGAGAAAAACTTAACTGCCAGTCCACCAGTTGGCATATGTGAAGCATACATAGCACCAATATTATTTCTTAGTTGTGAGATTAATACTAAAAGCGTTTGACCATCTTGATTATTAGCATAGTTAAGCATCTTAACAGCATTGGTCATGTCTTTAGCCTCTGCACCAATTTGTTTGGTATTTTCTAAAGCCTTTAATTCATCAGAATCTTTTTCAAAATAAATAGCAGGCAACAAGGCAGAGATAGAGTCTACAATTATAATATCTATCTTTGCTTTCATTAGTTGTGTAGCAACATCTACCATGTCATTAATAGTTTTAGCAGCAGAGTATACTAACTTGTCTGTATCTACCCCAAGTTTTTTAGCCCACTCTGGATCAAACGATTGTTCTGCATCTATCCAAGCACAAAGTTTTCCTTCTTTCTGTGCTTCACCAATCATTTGTAAACAAAATGAAGACTTTCCTGCAGACTTGTTTCCCCAAATCAAAACCTGTCTTCCGTAAGCAAACCCACCTTTAAGTGCATTGTTAAGACTTATGCTTGGTGTTTTTTGTTTAACAACTTCTACATTAGTAGCATTGCTCAGTCTTTTTCTTAAACTAGGATCTAGTTGTGATAAAAACTCTTCTATTTGTATTGCCATTATTTAATTACCTCATTCAGTATTAAGGATCCATCGTCAGACTGACCAAACGCCATCTTGGTAGTTGTTCCTGGTTCACATTTCATATAACCCTCAGAAAATTGTCGAGGGAAAACTATAACTGGCTTCATTTCACGATCAGAATTTACAACAATCATGTGTGCCATCTTCTTTCCAGCCTTTGTTACTCTTGGTTTAAATGATAGCACATAATACTCTTCTCCGCTATATGGCAAAGATTTATAGTTTAAAAATTTAACTAAACTATTTGTAGGAAAGTTTTTTATTTCATCTATAATAATTGCTTCACTAATTCTGTTTGATCCAACTAAAAACAAATATGTCTTACCCTGTTCTATCTTAGTTTCTTCTTCATCAAATACTCCAAGCATTCCTGTAGCATCCATTATTTCAACACGAGACCATCCAGTGCCACGTTTAATATTTTTAACAACGCCCATTATAATAAACACACCTTGCTCATCAAAATCTTCAATGTCATCGATGTATGCATAATAGTGAGGTGGAACGCTAGTTGTAAACTCAGGAAGGTTTAAGTATTCATATAGGTTTTCTTTAACTACACTTTCTTGTCTTGGATTATCTGGAAAAGCAAGTCCACCTATAGCATTTAATGCTTGAACTGCTCTGCTATTAATTCCACTACCTTTTCTTGACGCTAAGGCACTAAACTCTTGATAAGAGTTGTATGGTCTTTTTGCAATTATCTTAGATGCAACTCCGTCTGAAATCCACTTAATAGATGAAAGACCCATGCGAATTCCTTTACCTTCTATAGTAAAATCTGATTCTGATTCATTAACGTGTGGCAACTTAACAGAAATACCCATCCTTTTTGCCTCAATTAAATATTCAGTTCGAGCATCTTTGTCTTGTTCATTTTTTAATAAACAATACATGAATTCAATAGGATAATAATATTTTAACCAAGCGGTCCAGTAAGAAAGCATTGAATATGCAACCGCATGTGACTTATTAAAAGAGTATCCAGCGTGTGCTTCAAAGTCATGCCATAGGCCCTCTGCTTTAAAAGGGGTAATGTGTTTTGATGCACCAACAACAAATCTATCTTTAAATTCATCAAATTCTTTTGCATCTTTTTTCTTACCAATAATTTTACGAACCTTGTCTGCTTCTGCCATAGTCATACCACCAAGGTGCACGCAAGCCTGCATAACCTGTTCTTGATATAAAACACAACCGTAGGTGTCACTTGTATATTCTTGCATGATCGGATGAATATATTCTGTTATAGCCTTTCCATGTTTTCTTGAAAGGTATAACTTTCCAATGGTATTCATAGCACCTGGTCTTACTAACGCATTAGATGCTGCAAGTTCGTTTAGATTACTTACGCCCATCTTTACTAGTAGGTTTGTATATGGAGTTGCTTCGCACTGAAAAACTCCCTTGGTTCTTCCGTCTGAAAGCATTTCATAAACTTTTTTGTCATTAAGATCTATATCATTTAGTTTAATATCTACCTTATGTCTTTTCTTAATTGTCTTTATCGTTTCATCAATTACTGTTAAAGTTTTTAATCCAAGCACGTCTAGTTTGATTAGACCAATATCTGCAGCCTCATTCATATCTACAGCAACTACTGGAATTCTATCTTTTGTTCCTGGTGCAAGTCTAGTTTCCATTGGAGCATATTTAAAAATAGAATCTTTTGCGGTAACTACTCCAGCAGCATGAATTCCTGTTCCACGGATTCTACCTCTTAGTTGTTCTCCATACTTAACTACTTCTGGATACTTCAATCTAAACCATTGTGCTGACTTGCTAGATGAAAAATCATCCCAATCATCAACTGTTTTTAAAACTTTATTAACATCAGATAGTGGAATGTTAAATGCTCTAGAAACATCTCTAACAATTCCCTTTCCTCTAAACTCTAAGAATGTAGCAATAGATGCAACATTTTTATATTCATCTTCAAGATACCCTTTTACTTCATCACGTCTATTATCTGCAATGTCAGAATCAATATCTGGAAAATCATTACGTTCTGGATTTACGAATCTAAAGAATAGCAATCCATGTTCTAGTGGATCAACATCTGTAATTCCAAGTGCGTAGCAAACTAAAGAACCAGCCGCTGATCCTCTACCTGGACCGACCAAAATTCCCTGTTCTTTTGCCCAATTAAGCATATTGGATACAATTAAAAAGTATGGAGCAAAGTTTTTATCTTTAATAATATCCAACTCTTCTTGCATTCTTTGTCTATATTCTGGCTTATCATATAAACCTTTTTCAGTTAAACCTTTTAAAACCAAATCTGTAAGACCCATTTGTGGATCATCTATTTTAGTAGGTAGTAAGTCTAATCCAGATTTAATGTCATATTCTTCTATTTTATCTGCTATGTCTAATGAGTTAGTATAAATATCTTCTCTCTTAATACCCTGCATACTCATCTGTTGTTTCATTTCATCATACGAAAGAAGATGTATATCAAAAGATCTAAACGACATTTGTCTATCTGCACCATAAAGATAATCTAGACGCTTCATCATATCGTCTATCTTTTGAGATTTTTCAAACTTTGCTTCTTTGTCTAGTTTGGCATGAGTGTTTAGAAGTAGCATAATTTCTTGTACAACTTTTTGATCAACTGTAGAATGATGACAGTCTGGTGTAACAACTGACTTAATATCCATGCTGTCTGCAATTTCTAATAATTCATTATTTAATTCTTTTGAATTGTGTGGCATAACCTCAACATAAAAATCATCTTTAAATACATCTTTAAACCACTTTAAAAGTCTTTTTGCTTCTGCGTATTCTTTATTCTCTAATGCCTTTGCAATAAAGCCAGACATGCATGCTGATAAGACAATCAATCCATCTTTGTATTTTTCTAATACCTCAAAATCAATTCTAGGTTTTTTATAAAATCCTTCTGTCCAACCTATTTCATTTAATCTATTTAAGTTTTCTAATCCTTGTTGGTTTTTAGCAAGAATGACAATGTGATTATAAGTTAAGTCTAAAGGATTATTTCCTCTTTCTGCTTTATCTCTTCTATCAAATCTATCATGAGTCATATAGCCTTCTATACCAAGAATTGGCTTTATACCCTCGGCTTTTGCTGCACGATACATCGGACGATGTCCAGATAATGCACCGTGATCTGTAATGGCTATGGCTGTCATACCGTTTTGTTTTGCACGTTTGCAATACTCTTCTGGAGTTGCAACACCATCCATTAATGAATAGTGTGTATGAACGTGTAAAGGAACGTAGTTCAAACCATAGCCTTTCAGATTATTTTTCTATTACCACTCTGCTGCTGCAGAGGTAGTTGGATTACTGAATCCAAGATAGAATGATTCTTGTTCAGCATACGGAACTTCACGAACAACCTTGTCTAAGTTAAACGCTTCGTGTGATCCCCAGTTAAATGATTCAGCATCTTGCTTTCCTGGAAGAAGAACATAATTTGTTTCTGTTCCTTTTCCATTACGCTTTAATTTCCAAATCATATTGCTAATACTTTGTGAGTCTGCTGCAAATTCACGAATTGTACTGAATGTAGCAGATTTGCTTACACCCATACTCCATACAGCAACTTTTGATTCTTCTGTTCCGTTGTCAACTAAAACGTTGCAATAAAAACGAAGACGTGCTCTCCAGCCACTCTTTGGTTCTTTACGATACATTTCACATCCAAAACAACGACCTTGCGTATCTGCACTGCATGCAGCCTTACGCTTGTAGTCTTCTGGGTTTGTGTGTTCACTTATTACAATTGCTACTCCACGTTTATCATCATACGTTGGTGAGTCAGCATCTAATTCACTTACAAAGCGGATCTGTACACTTTCTCCATCAGCCAGGTTTAACCAGTTGACTTTTGCACCGCTACTTTCTGATTTTGCTTTATCAAGAACTGCTTCGATGTTCTTGATGCCTTTGATTATTGACATATATTTCTCCTTAATATTTGCTCTATATGTGAGCGTTATCCTATTGTAGCATTGTGGCCACTATGTTGTCAAACTGGTCCACAAATTCTTTTAGCCTTTCATCGTCTAGATCAGAAACATCTTTAAAACTACTTGGAAGTTTTGCAATAATGCATTTGTCGTATCCTAGATCAGTTAGTAATTTGTTAGACATATTTTGTCCAGCCTCATCATTGTCGCCAAGTGCTATGACCTGATTGAAATATTGTTTAAGAAGTTTTCTCTGTTCTTTAGATATGGTTGCACCAAGTGTTGCAACGGCATGTCCACCTACTTGCTCTATTCTAATTGCATCAAATGATGATTCAACAACAAAGACTTTATCTACTCTTTTATTCCTTGATAAATTAAATAAAGTTTTACTTTTAGGAAGGTTTGTTGAGTTCTTAAACCTTTTACCCTGTATTGATCTTCCAACAAAACCTAGACATATACCGTCTGGTGAGTATACAGGAATTGTTACCATATCTTGGCTAGTAGAATATCCTAACTTATATCTTTCTACACTATCTTTTGTTATACCCCTTGATTTAAAATATTCTATAGCCTTTTGATTTTCAAAAACATTCTTATGTAATTTTTCAATCATATCTAAATCATATTGAACAAAGGTTGTTACTTTTTCAAGAGTGCTATTTATTTGATCAATTAAATTTCTTTTATCTGCTTTGGAATCTATCAATCTCATAGATTCAAAGTAAGATCTTTTAGTTGCATGCATTATTACTTCTACTAATTGTTTTGATTCTTGACAAGAGAAACACCAGAATATTCCAGTTTCTTTTGATACCTCTCCTGCTGGAGATCTAGAATTATTGTGAAAAGGACAGAATATCATTAAATCATTTTCTAACTCAAATTTAATATCTATGTCAGCGGCTATAAGGCTTTGCTTGACTTGTTCTTCTGAATAGTATGTGACATTACTGGCTTGCTTTTGTCTATTCCTAGTATACATTTTGCTTTATCTTTTCCAACATACACTCCATATACTGATAATTGAAAATCAAACGTTCTACCATTGTATCCAATAGTAAAGTCTGTGTCAATATCATATCTTGGTACATATCCATGATTTCTCATAACTGAGATGATCATAGAGATATACTGGTCTTTGAGTCTTGAGATATAGGAGTCATCATATATTTCACCTTCGAGACCAAACCGTTTAATTGGTTTGTGGTTATACATACGACAATTATATCGTTATATTATGTTTTATCCTCAAAGTCTTTATATAGAAATCTTCCAGAATCAAAATCAACATCTATCATAAACTCCCCCGAAAATCCATGACGGTTTTTTCTAAATGCACATTCAAGAATTGTGCTTCCCTGAGCACGACCTAAAGCAAGTACCCAATCAGCATCGTATGCTAACTGCTTAGACCAAGCAACTTGTCCAAGTGATGGCACGCTATTCATATCTGTGGCATCGTCTGGAGTTGCTGATGCAATTGCAACAATTGGAACCTGTGCAGATATTGCAAGAACTTTTAATTCTCTAGAAATACTTTTAATCTTTACAACTTCATTATCAGTTGGAACATTAGATTGCATTAATTGAATATAATCTACAAAAACTATATCTGGTGCATACTGATCTATCTTTCCTCTTAATACAGATGTAGATAATTCTCCTACCCCATCATTTGACACAATGTGAAATGGTGGCATCTTAGATAGGTGTTGTTGTCCCCATAGATCAAATGATTCTTCATCTACGTCTCCAGATACTAGTTTCCTATGTGAGAACATTCCTTGACCCATGATTGTGTATACACGATTTCTAACTTCTGTTTCTGTCATTTCTAAAGAAATAACTAATGGCTTTCTTCCATTTTTCCATGCTTGAACAGCCATAAACAATGCCAACCAAGACTTACCAATAGCAGGATAAGCAAGAAGAATACCAAACTGACCAGGAGTAATACCCGCTGGAAGATAGTTATCAAAACCCGCAAGACCTGTTTTAATGCCGTGAAAACCTTTTTCATTTAACTCCTTAATATGTTTAAAATGTGCAACAGCGTCTTCTATGTCTGTAGCATCAATGTCTCTAATGTTTGCTGTAATCTTTTTTAACTCAGAAGTCTTACTAATTAAATTATTTAATGCATCATTTGGTTTATTATCCTGTAACTGTTTAGCAGTTGACATTAATACACTGCTAAGACTATCTTGTAAATATGATGTTCTTAATTCTTCAAGATGATATTTTGTATTTCCTATTTCACCAACTGGGCTAAAATCTCTAAACTTTTCTACGACCAAGGGTATAGATGGAACTACTGAGTTTTGTTCACTGTACTGCTTAATGAAATCCCAAACGTCTTTGTGTGTTCTAAAAAGACTATCTGGATTTGCTTGAAGTAGTACGTGCAGTTGTTTATCTTTTAATACTGCAGAAAGTACCTTGGCTTCTAATTCTGCAGACATTATTTATTCAACCATTCTTTTGCTTGTTTTCTAAGTAACGCTCTAATTCTATCATCTTCTTTCTTGAGTTGCAATGCCTTGTAAAACTTCTCATAGGTTCTTACAAAATGATCCCAGTTTGGTTGATCGTATATTTTAAAATAATACTCAACTAGTTCTATAGACTCTTCAACACCGTAAGACTGGTACAACTCTTTAATAAAGAATTTTGCTTTTCCTATACTAACCTTATCGTATATACTATGCTCTTTTAAACGCTTTATAAACAGTTTGTATATCTTATCAACATCCCAAACTGGTTTTTCTTCTAGTATATCTTTAAGTTCTTTTTGTTTTTTTGGTTTCTTTTCTGTAGCCACTACTCTAATTCTTTCTTAGCCTCATCTACTTTGGCTACCACTTGATCTTCAACGAATTTATAAACACGATCCATTGCTGAATCCATAGTTTCACCTTCACGAAGAAAGTCTGTACATCCAAGATCTACTCTTAAACTTTGAAAGTTTCCTAAATTTAATGTGTAACCAAGAGTTACTGATACTTTAGTTTGTTCTGACATATTTCACCACGTTTCCTCTGCCCAAACAGGGACGAATTCCCCATTTTTAGTTTGCGTATATAACATTATACCCTCTCCAATCAAAGAACGCAACTCCCTTTCGGTAGGTATTCCTTTTCTTGGAGTAACTCTTCCATCTCTTCTTGGACGTCCAGCGTGTATACTTGCTAGTCCATCTCTTATTTTAAATAAATCATCTTCAGAATAATATGACATTCTTTGCCACAGTCTTTCTCCACCGATAGTAGCACCAGTTGGTGGAGGAATAATTCCACTTTTAATAATTCTTTCAAGTTGCATTCTTGATCTTTTAAATATTTCAAGCGTATTGATTACTGTATACGCTCTTTTCCTATGTTTTTTAAAATCTGATAGCAGTAATGTTTGATCTTTATTCTGTATATAATTATAAACTACAACAATATTATTTGCCCTATTAGAATGCAATACCTTTACTAATTCATTATTTAAAAAAAATATAACAGAACTTGGGGCTACAGAGGGTGTCCGCTCTTTTTTGCCCTGACTCTTTCCTGCGACATTATCCATCTTACTCTTTCGTCAAACTTTTCTGGGTTATGATACATCTCTCTTTTCCCACATCTTAAACAATAAAGTTCTAGATGATCGTGTGTTAAAAATACTCTATCCACAAATATTTTAGCAGAACATTTTCTGCATGTCAAGGCTTCTTTGATATTCATAGTAAAAAATTATACCAGGATCTAGGCTATTCCGAGTGCTATTAAATTAATCTGCATAGTTACAGAGCCTGTTGAACCAGATGGGAACTTGATGATTCCATCAACTCGATCTTTTGTTACAGATGTTAATACAACTGTTGCAGCATTACCACCAGATACTGTGCTTGTTGTGTTTGTTAAACCTGCTATTGCAACAGGTGTTGTTGTGAAGTTTGGATACGTAAAGAAGAATTTTTCTTCTGGAGAAGTGGTAATGTTATTGATAGTAATTGACTTTG